GGGTTCTGTAGAAGTACCCACTGTATCAGGAGCTATGTTATCCGCTATAAGGGGTGCTAGATCGCCTCCGTAGTTGTTAGTAGCCTCTGTATCGTCTGGATACTCTGAAGGCCATATACGGCTCTTGTAGCCCCTCTCTCGCAGTTTGTTATATATAGAGTCCTCACACTGTGGAGTACCGAGAAAGATGATACGGGAGGAGTCGAGTGGTTTAACGATAGCGTCGAACTCCTTTACTTGTTCATCCAGCTTATCCCTCATTCCTTGAGTAGCACTGTTATTAGCTACCTCTACGTCGTCCGCTACGATGATGTCTGCACGGGAACCTGTGAGCTGTGACGATATACCAAGGGACTTAACAGAGGGTGCGTGAGACGCAGGAGCAGGTCCTACATCAAAGGCTATCTTACTGAACCGTTGGTTCTCTGATGGCTTTAATCCTTTTAAGATGGGTATCTCTTGGATGATACGAAGGGTAAAGGTAGAGAAGTCATCCGATCTATTCTTAGATGCAGATACAACAAGTATGTTCTTGGATGGGTCCAGCAGTAGCTGATGTACTACAAAGGCTGATGTTATCCAACTCTTACCTACGCCCCGGAACGCCATGATAACAGACCGCTTAGGTCCGTGTTGCAAGTACTCCGCTATATCGTATTGAAGCGGGGTAGGATCAGGGAGGTTAAGGTGTTTCCAGACTAGGTATAGAAAGTTTCTAAAGTCCCGTAGCTTGGGCGGTATCTCGATGTTCTTCTTCTTCAAATGGTAACGCTTTTAATTGATGATCTAATGCTTCCAAAGGCGTACCTACACCGCTGTCCATCAATACATTGTTATCTTTAAGGAACTGTCTAGCTCCATTGAGTAGGGCAGCGTTATACTCCCCCATATCTTCCATCATATCTATGCTGTGACTGTACGCACCTGCTATCTTATCGTGCAGTTTACTTCCCTCTTTATGACTTAGCATGATGTTATACTACTATTACTTGTTATCTTTGTAAACAAAAAGAGCCGCCCCCGCTACGCAGAGGCGACCCTTAATGATGGATGAGCTAAATCTTAGCTTAAAGCAGCTTCGAACTCAGCGACTGTTCCTAACTCAGTACCGTTATGGTAGAGGTCGCCGTCAAACTTAGCACGAGCAGCAGAGCTGTCCGTTCCGGAGATGTCGGAAGAAGCAGCAGTTGCGGAGGTTGAAAGAACCTTGAACTTGTCGTCTCCTTCGTCCCAGATGAATGCAACATTGCTTTCGGAGGAACCACGCTCAACGATGAAACCACCGTCATTAGAAGCGTTAGCACCAGAAGCAGCACCCTTAGACAGATTCATCAACGAGTCAGTAACATCGATGTTGGTGGTCTGTACGGAAGTAGTTGTTCCTTGAACGGTCAAGTTACCACTGAATACAGCATTAGCAGCCGAAATGTCACCGCTGAAAGAAGCAGAGTTACCGTCAGAAGCGAGGGAACCAGCTTGTGTTTGAAGAGCAGAGATGTCTGTGTCGTTACTGCTGATAGCAGAAGTGTTAGCAGATACGTCGGACTGCAAAGAAGAGATGTCACTATCATTCGAAGAAACGTTCGATTGAAGAGTAGTGATGTCAGACTGAGCAGATGAAACGTCAGATTGAAGTGAGCTGATGTCCGAGTCATTGCTGCTTACGTTAGATTGTAAGGTAGAAATGTCGGAGTCGTTAGAAGCAACAGCGTCAGCAACAGTCTTTAACTGACTATCAAGAGCGTTATCAGCAGCTTGAAGAGTCGTTACCGAACTGATGTAGTTAGCAGAACCGTTAGCTGTATAAGCACCACCTGTTCCAAGACCAGCACCTGCTTGAGTTGCATCAAGTTCGGACTGAAGAGCTGAAGTATCAGAAGCAGTATCTACATAAGCTTTGGTAGCGGCGTGAAGGGAAGCAGTAGGAGCACCGCTGAGGGTCAAAGCCCCAGTCATTGTTCCACCTGCGAGGGCAAGCTTCTTATCAAGCTCTACTTTTGTTTTTTGACCCAATTGGGTAAGCAAACTAGACATAATAT